GTAGAGATAGACTATTACGCAACGTTTGATTCCGATACCGGTAAAGTTACTGCGGTAGGCCCATCATATGCGTTTACTGATGAACCACATAAAGTTGCCATTGATCGTGAAATGGCAGAATTAATATTAGAAGGTAAAATTAACGTACATTCTTGTATTATCGATATGCGGTCAAACACACTTGAAATTGCAGAAATAAAATCAGTTTTTAAGATCGACGATGTACTGCATAGAATAATTTCAAAAGAATGGACCGACATTGAAAAACCAGATATCTATATTACATACGATAGAAGCAAAAAATCTTTAAAGTTTCAGATGACTGAAGAATTTTCTGGAACTTATAAATTAGACAAACAGTTCCAACCTGTAGTACAGCGTAAGATCTATTGGGATGGTGAAACAGTGATGAATTTTTTAATCACTGATTACAACGACCCTAATATTTTACACAAAATGATTTCATTAAAAATATCCGATTTAATTGCAGCATCTAAAACTTTTAGAAGTTTAGATCTACCAGAAACATTTAGCGTTTATACTAGACGTATTTTTAAAAACTATGTTATTGAAATAAAATGAAAATTATAGAATTTGATGTTGTATTTTTAAGCTACGATGAACCTAATGCAGATCTACATTATGCAGACCTCTGTAATAAAGTACCTTGGGCAAAGCGTGTACACGGAGTTAAAGGGTCGGATCACGCACATAAAGCAGCAGCAGAATTGAGTGAAACAGAATGGTTTATTACTGTAGATGCTGACAACATTGTAGATCCTACGTTTTTTAATCTAGAACTTGATATGACAGATCCTAAGATACAGGTCTATGGGTGGTGCGGCCGCAATAGTATCAATGGTCTGCGTTATGGAAACGGTGGATTAAAGATCTGGAAAAAAGATTTTGTACTCAATATGAAGACCCACGAAAACTCAGATAGTGATCGAGGCCAAGTAGACTTTTGTTGGGAAGATGGTTATAAAAACTTTCCACGTATCTACAGCGAAAGCATTATTACAGGCTCACCATTCCAAGCGTGGCGAGCAGGATTCCGTGAAGGTGTCAAGATGACTTTACTTGACGGAGTTAAAGTTCCTCCACAAGAAATTAAAGAACGTATCTGGTGGCATAATATTCATAGACTACGTATGTGGTCAACCGTTGGTGCCCACGAAGAAAACGGAATATATGCAATTCTTGGAGCTCGACTAGGAACCTGGATGACCAACTGTACTGATTGGAATTATGTTGATGTGCGTGATTTTGAAATATTAAGAACTATGTATGAAGAAAATATCAAGCACGACAATGTTGAAGCAGATATTATAGAGGTTGGAGAAAAATTAAAATTAGAACTAGGCCTCGATTGGCCACTGCTTGATGCGGCACAAAGCAAGTATACCCTAGATTTATACGATGAAACAATTAATCTAGGGTTAACCTATTACAGAATGCCTGACAATGTATGATATTTTTTATGTTGGTAAAGGAGCAATCAGCAATACTGCTTGGGAAGAATTCAAGCAGAGATATCCTAACGCACAAAAATTAGAAAACGTAACGTCTTTTGAAGAAGTAAAACGCAGGGCTTTTACTAAAATGTTTTGGGTAGTATGGGATTATGTCTTACTAGACCCGGAATTTAATTTAGATTATCGTGTGCCTAAGTGGGATGAAAAATATGTTCACGTATTTAAGAATGGTAACTTCTATGACGGCATCTGTATATTTCCTAAGAATGCACGTATACTGCAACGGGAGTGGGAATATAGATTCTTTACGAATAAAAAAGAAATGGACACAGTGGCTAGTTACCCAAGAAAATATGACGTAGTTTTTATTTCGTACAATGAACTGTCTGCAGAAACAAATTTTTCTGCACTGTTAACGCATATAGACGGTAATCGAGTACATTGGGTGCAGGGTGTTAAGGGAATACATCAAGCACACGTTGAAGCGGCCAAGCGTGTTTCTACAGATATGTTTTATGTTGTAGATGCTGATGCTGATATTGCAGATAGTTTTAAATTTAATTATCAAATTCCACATTTTGATTTTAATGCAAAAAACACAGTGTATGTTTGGCAAAGTCAAAATCCAGTAAACGAACTAGTATATGGGTATGGCGGAGTTAAATTATTACCAACACGGATGACTATTGATATGGACCTATCTAAAGCAGATATGACAACTAGTATATCAAAGCTATTTCGCCCAATGCCAGAAGTTAGTAATGTTACTCGATTTAATACTGATGCATTTAGCGCCTGGCGCAGTGCATTCCGTGAATGTTGTAAATTAGCCAGCAGAGTAATTGATCGCCAAGACGATAAAGAAACACAGCAGCGATTAGAAGCGTGGAATACGCTCAATGAATCTGTACCATACGGTGCCTACGCATATATGGGTGCGATAGCAGGCAAATATTTTGGTCTATTCTGGCAAAATGCACCCGCTGAGTTAGCAAAGATAAATGACTTCGACTGGTTGAAAGAACAATTTGAATTAGCAAAGGAAAATCTAAATGGATGACAAAGTACGGATACAAAAATTCATTCCTATAATGAATGAGATTAGTCCTACGTTTTGTCTAGCGAAATGGCATCACACGACTATCTATTTGCAAACAGGAGAAACACATAGTTGTTATCATCCTGCTCCACATAAAATTCCGTTAGCAGAAATCGCAGTAGACCCAAGTGCATTGCATAACACTAAAGAAAAGATCAATCAACGTGCCGAAATGATAGCAGGTCAAAAACCTAGTGGCTGCAATTATTGTTGGAACATTGAAGCAATGGGCGAAGATTATATCAGTGATCGTAAAGAACGCAATGCAAGTATCTATACTGAGGAAAGACTAGGAGCTATTAAAGCCGATCCTCTAGCTCCTGTAAATCCACAATACATTGAAATCAGTTTTGGCAACGAGTGTAACTTTAAATGCGGATACTGTCATCCTAAGCATAGCAGTGCATACCATAAAGAGATTAAAGATTTTGGACCATACGATATGGTTAAGAATCATCGTAACGACATCAACTGGTTTACAGTCTATGAAGAAGAAACTAATCCCTACGTAGAAGCGTGGTGGAAATGGTGGCCCGAAGTTAGTAAGACACTGACAATTTTACGCATCACTGGCGGAGAACCGCTACTACAACAATCAACTTGGAGACTTTTAGATGAGCTTAATAATAATCCTAAACCTAATCTTGAGCTTAACATTAATAGTAACTTCGGGGTCAAGCCGATCCTCATCGATCGACTTGTAGAGAAAGTAAACAAACTATTGAGTGAAAAGAAGATTAAAGACTTTAAACTGTTTACTAGTATTGACACCTGGGGTAAACCTGCAGAATATATTCGCACAGGACTAGACATTGCGGTATGGGAAAAGAACCTAGACACCTACCTAACAAAGACAACTCTGCCTGTTACCTTTATGATTACATTTAATATCTTAAGTGTAACAACATTCCAAAGTCTATTAGAAAAGATATTAGAATGGCGTGTAAAGTACAATGGCAACGATCAAAATAAATGGCAGCGTATACGCTTTGATACACCGTTTTTAAAAGAGCCTTTGCAGTACGATATGAATATACTGCCCAAGGATGAGTTTATGAACTATATGAAAACCCATCTAGACTTCATTCTAGCCAATCTAGACGATAAAAACCGCAGCAAATTCAACGACTTAGAGTATGCTAAATTTGAAAGAGTTGTAAAGTATATGGAAACGACTCAGTATACTAACGAGAAGCTGTTAGAAGGCAAACGCGACTTCTTTAATTGGTTTACCGAATATGACCGCCGAAGAGGCACGGATTTTGTTGCAACCTTCCCAGGATTGGAAAACTTCTATTATGACTGCCGCATCGTCTAAGACATTCTGTATACTGCCTTGGGTACACTTTTATGCCAATCCAGACGGCAGCGTTTTACCTTGTTGCATTGGCGATCATCATAAACCTTTGGGTAATGTTCGTAATAACACAATAAAAGAAATCTGGAATAACGATCAATATAAGTCGATGCGTTTAAAGATGCTCAACGGAGAACGTTGTGAAGAATGTTCAGCTTGCTATCACAGTGAAGATAACGGTATAAAAAGTGCAAGGCAACATCAGAATATTGAGTTTCAAGATTTTAACAAGTTGGCCTACTTTACAAATCCAGACGGTTCGCTCGATTCAATGGATTTAAAATACCTAGATATACGGTGGAGTAATATCTGTAATTTTAAATGTCGTAGCTGTTCTAGCACATATTCTAGTAGTTGGGCTACTGAAGATAATAAACAAGGTTATAACAAGCCAGTGTTTATATTATCGGGCGGAGAAAACAACGATCATCTGTTTTCACAGATAACACCACACCTAGCTAACATTAGAGAATTTTATTTTGCAGGTGGCGAACCATTACTTACAGACAAG